CCTTCTTCGTAGTCATCCAGAGTATTCGCATCTGCACTTGCAACTTGACTATCTGGAAAGTTTACTCCAGCACAATGAACTGTAGCACCACTATCTTGTGCCATATAAACAGCAGTTACATCTGCATTACCAAGTGTTACTGAATTATCTGCTATTCCTACTGCACTTGCACCTATGACAGTTTGATTCGATGCATCATTCGCACTACCTCTTGCCTCTTTACCAATCATGGTATTATTAGAGCCTGTAGTAATGTCATTTGTACCTTGATTTCCAGCCCTACTTCCCACAAAAGTGTTTGCTATTCCTGTTGAAACATCTGCTCCAGCTTCAAAGCCTACTGCTGTTGTTTCACCATTTCCAGCAGAAGTATTTAATGTGGTTAAAGCTTTATGTCCAACTGCTGTATTTCTTGAACCATCATCTTCAGTTTTTAAGGCTTCAAAGCCTACTGCAACATTCCCAGAACCAGAAGTAATGTTTTCTCCAGCACTTCTACCTACTAAAACTGTTCCATCTGCATCTGTATGATTTATGTCTAAACCAGCATACAAACCTATAGCTACAACATTAGATACATCAGTAGCTGTGTGTAATGCCTGTGTTCCTATTACAACATTTTGATTTCCTGTTGTGAGATTTTCAGATGCTTCCTTACCGATTGCTACATTAGAATCACCTGACGTTAAACTTGAAAGTGCAATCGCTCCAAATGCAGTATTGCTTTGTGCATCACTTTTAGATCCACTTCCAGCCTTATGTCCGACAAAGGTGTTATTTATTGTATTTAAATCTATCGTACCACCAGCAAGATACCCAAAAAGTGTATTTCCACTTGTGCTATCTGTTCCTAATGTACCACCATCATCATTATTAGATAGTGATATTCTGGAGTTGTCATCAATACTAAATCTTTTAGTGCTACTTGTATAAAAATCTATTCTTTTTCCAGATTCTCTACCAAAGAAAAAAGCATTTTCATTAGCATCTAGTCCTATTGTAAATCCATCAGAATCAAAACTTTTTAATGATTCTGTATTTGTATCTTCTGCATTATTACTATTTGATGCAAGTTGTTTTGTTGCACCTCTTACTGAATCATAAAGACCATGAAATTGAGTTGAACTTCGTCTTTTTACCCAAACCCAATCTGGTTGAAATCCAATTCCTGTTATAGCAGTATCTGTAGTATTATTTCCTGTATAAAGTTTAGTATTAAAATAATCTGTTGGTATATTTAAAACATTAATACCAACATTTATATTATTAGAA